AACACCGACAACGGTTGCGGGAAATACAAACCAAGACGTTATCCAGATTCTTGCGTTGATGAACGCTTCTGGGTACGAATTGCTGCGTAAGGCCGACTGGCGCGAACTCACCATTCCGTACAGCTTTTTTACGGAATATGTGACTACAACGGGCGACTACACGACTAGCGCGCTGACCATCACCAACATCCCGTCCACTGCCGGGTTGGACACGACATACATGGTCGTTGGCACTGGCTTTCCCAATGCCACGTTCATCACCAGCGTGGATTCTGGTACGCAGGTCACAGTCTCGGCTTACTCGACCAGCGCCGTTACCGCTGGCACGATCTATTTCCAGAAGGTCAAGTACGACCTGCCGTCTGACTATGACAGCATCGTGCCGCGTACACAGTGGGACAAGAGCAAGCATTGGGAAATGCTTGGCCCGGAAAGCGCCCAGCAGTGGGAATGGCTTCTCAGCGGCTTTATTAGCACCGGCCCGCGTATCCGTTGGCGCTTGTTGGGTAGCTATTTCCAAATTTGGCCGGGTTATTCAAACAATGAAAATCTGGGCTTTGAGTACCGTAGCAAGGGTTGGGCGAAGGCAGCCAATGGCGATGTGAAGAATAGCTTCACGGTTGACACTGATACCTGCATTTACCCTGACCGCGTTATGGTCCTGTCCACGAAACTTAAGTACTTCCAAGCCAAGGGCTTTGACACAACTGCGCTCTACCGCGACTACATGGTTGAATTTGACACTTCCGTAGCCCAAGACACATCGTCGGCTAATCTGTCATTCGCCCCGCGCCCAGGTTCCGTGCTGATCGGATGGGACAATATCCCGGATAGCGGTTATGGCAATTAGCACACGCGCCATGGTCCAAGGTACAGCGGCTCAAGTGCAGTCGCTGCCTGCCCCGTTGGGCGGTTGGAACGCGCGTGACAGCCTTGCCAATATGGAGCCTACAGACGCGGTAACGCTTATCAATATGTTCCCGACAGTCAGCAGCCTGACCATGCGGGGCGGCTATTTCAAACACGCCACGGGCCTTGATGGCAAAGCCCAGACCATCATGGTCTACAACGGCGGCGCAACGTCAAAGATGTTTGCCGTCACTAGTACGGGCAAAATTTATGATGTGACTGCAACGGGGGCTGTTGGCTCCCCGGTTGTCACTGGCTTGACCAACGGTATCTGGGAATACATCAACATCACTACGGCTGGCGGCAGCTACATTATGGCCGTTAATGGCGTTGATGACGCCCTGCTATACAATGGCACCACTTGGTCAAACCCGACCATTACGGGCGTGACCGACAACAATCTGTCCAATATCACGCTGTTCAAGAACCGTGTTTGGTTTATTGAGAAAAACACGCTGAAAGCCTGGTATTTGCCAACTAGCTCAATTGGCGGCGCGGCTCAATATATCGACATGAGTTCTATTTGCCGCCTTGGTGGTCGCTTAGTTGATCTGGACACTTGGACGCTTGACGCTGGCTATGGTGTTGATGACAACATTGCCTTTATTACCAGCGAAGGCGAAATTGTTGTCTTTCGCGGCACCGACCCGGCCAGCGCGGCCACATGGTCCCTGATTGGCGTTTGGAACATGGGATCGCCAGTTAGCGCCCGTTCCATGCTCAAATGGGGCGGCGACCTGTTGGTACTGACATATGACGGCTTGATGCCCTTTGCCGCATCGCTGCAATCCAGCCGCCTAGACCCCCGTGTTGCCCTGTCTGACAAGATACAGGGCGCGATTACGGCGGCGACAACCCAATATGGCGGAAGCCACGCTGATGTCGGATGGCAGATTTATGCCACTGCCAAGTTTAACGCTGTCTGGATCAACGTCCCAGTGGCTGACGGCCAGCAGCAGCAGTACGTTATGAACACCATCACAAAGTCTTGGTGCCAATTTATAGGCTGGGCAGCATATTGCTGGGAAACGCTTGGCGAAGAGCCTTATTTTGGCTCAGATGGCTATGTCGGCCATGCCTGGGATGATGCGTACATAGATGACACCAGCAATATCACAACAACCACGCTCCAGGCGTTCAACTATCTAGGCGCTCGCGGCGTCAAGAAGTATTTTACCCGCGCCAGGCCAAGCATCTTCAGCAATGGCAATCCGACCATTGGCATGGGCATGAATATTGACTTCGATACGTCCGATACCACGGCCCCTGTAACATTTACAGGCTCGTCCTACGGCATCTGGGATGCGGCGACAAGCACTTGGGACACGGCCCTGTGGGGCGCTGACTTGGCGATCCAGAACACATGGCTGGGCATTACGGGCATCGGCTATTGTGGCGGTCTACAGATGAAGACGGCCAGCAGCGGCTTGCAGATACAATGGGCTTCTACAGATGTGGTGTATCAAACCGGATGGGCGGGCGTATAGTTAGCGGGCCTGAAGTGGGCCATTGGGTAGCAAAGCAGATGAACGGCAGTTTCAGCGGCGATACCGCTACTGCCATCGGGCTTGAAAAGGACGGAGAACTTGTAGCCGGGATTATGTATGAGAACTGGAATGGCCGCTCGCTTATGGCTCATATAGCTATAACTGGGCAGATTAACAGGTCATACATAGGGGCGATTTTTAGATACGCTTATGTCAAATGCGCGGTCGAAAAGGTCATTGTCCCGGTAAGTAGCGCGAATGTTAAGAGTATGAAATTTGTAGAGAAATTAGGGTTTGCAGAAGAAGCAAGGATTACAGACGCAGCACCGGACGGCGACATCATTTTGTACACGCTGAAAAAGGCTGATTGTAGGTATTTAGGAGAACGATATGGGTAAGCCATCAGCACCGCCAGCACCAGACTATGCAGCCGCAGCGCGGCAGCAGGGCACTGAGAACATTGCCGCTGCCCGTACTCAGGCCAAGCTGAACACGCCTAATACCTACACGCCATACGGCAGCCAGACCGTAAGCTGGGGCGGCGCACCCAAGGTAGATCAGGCTGGCTATGACCAAGCCATGCAAAACTACCAAAATCAGCAGGGTCGGCAGGACGAGTACGGCAATTCTTATGGCGGCGCGGCCCCAGACATTGCTCAGTTTACAACGACTGGCGAGTCTGACACGCCCACCATTACCCAGACCCTAAACCCAGAATCCCAAGCCGCTCTGGAAGCCCAGCAGCGCATTGGAAGGCGTTTGTCGCAGACTGCTGAAAACTATGCAGTCCCAACGCTCGAAGGGGCCTTGAGAACCCCGTTTGATCCGTCTGGCTATGACATCCAGACTTCGCTTGGCCAGCAGATGCCGGTAAATTACGGCCCCGCAATGGGCCAGTATGGCATGGCGGGCAGCGTTGCCCCCGGCGCGTATGGTCAGGCTGGGAGCGTTGGGGCTGGTCAGTATGGCATGGCGCAGGGCGTTGATGCTGGTCAATTTGGCGGTCTAAAGACCGGCGCTGATATGTCCGGGGTGGCTAGAATGCCGGTCAATGCGGGCATGACAGGCCAACAGGCCATTATGAACCGCCTCCAGCCCCAGCTTGCCCAGCAGTCTGCGGCCACTGCCCAGCAGCTTGCCAATCAGGGCATCACGCCGGGGTCTGAGGCGTACAACAACGCCATGCGCGAACAGCAGCAGAGCCAGAACGACCTGCTCAGTCAGGCTGCCTTGCAGGGCATTGGCCTCGACATGAGCGCCAATCAGCAGGGCTATGGTCAGGCTATGGGTCAGGCTGGGCTGTTTAATCAGGCTCTTGGACAGGGCTTTGGTCAGGCTGCCCAAGCGCGGCAGATGGGCAATCAGGCTATCGGCCAGAATTACGGTCAGGGCATGAGTTCCCAGCAGCTTCTGAACCAAGCTATCGGCCAGAATTACGGCCAAGCCATGAGTTCGCAGGACCAAGCCAATGCCGCCATGGCCCAGAATTACGGTCAGGCCGGGACATCGGCTGGGCTGTATAATCAGGCCGCTGCCCAGCAGTATAACCAGAACCTTGGCGCGGCCCAGTTCGGCAACCAAGCCCAGCAGCAGCGGCTCCAGCAGAACCTTGCCATGCGGAACCAGCCTTTGAATGAAATCATGGGCTTGCTGTCCGGCTCGCAGATTCAGACGCCTCAGTTTCAGGGCTACGCGGGCGGCGGTAATATCCAAGCCGCGCCAGTTGCTCAGGCTGCGACCAACCAAGGCAATTACAACACGGCGGCGTATAATGCCCGGATGGGGGCGTTGGGTGGGTTGTATCAAGGTATTGGTAGTGCTGCTGGCGGTATTTTTAGTGATATTCGCCTTAAGTCGAATATCGTCAAAGTTGGCGAACACCCCAAGGGCTTTGGCATCTATGAGTATGATATATTTGGCCGCCGTGAGCGCGGCGTCATGGCGCAAGAAGTTGAAAAAATCATTCCAGAAGCTGTCATGGAGCATCCAAGCGGCTTCAAGATGGTTAACTACGGAGCATTGTGATGGCAAACACCCTTGACGACATCGGAAACGCCCCCGGCCAGATTTATGATTTCCTGAAAAGGAAATACGTCAGCCTGACCAAGCCAGACGAAGACGGCGACTACTCCTCCCGCAAGGGCAGTATTTCCCGCCAGCAAAAGCTGGCCGAAGCACTGTCCCAAATGGGCGCACAGGAGCAGGCCGTTTATACGGCTGGCGGCATTACTGCGCCCGTGTCTCCCATGGCGGCGCTAGCTCGCGGCCTGACCAGCTTTGGCGGCGCGTACCTGTCGGGCAAGGCGGCGGCGGATGAGGCGGCGCTGAAGAAGGAACAGGGCGAAAGCCGCGCAAAGTCTTTGGAATCGTTTTTCCAAAATCCTGACACAACCATGACCATGCCCGGTGGCTCTTATCAGACTGACCAAAAAGGACAGGCATTGCCCAAATATGTTTTGGATGATGCTGAAGCAATGGCTGCTGGCCCCGCTACCAAAACCGTTTCCCTTCCTGACATTACATCAAATGTGGCGGGCGGCCAGCCTTCCTATGCTGATAAGGTTCGCATGGCGTTTCAATTTGCGGCTGGCGATGATGAGAAACTTGCGGCTATGGTTCCTGCGTTGCTGGCTCAAGCCAAGCCTGAAGAGTTTGCGGGCAGCGAATATGGCAGATTCTCGCGCGATGCCGAAGGCAACATAACGCAGATACAGGCTCCGATGGCCGCTAAGCCATCTAATAAAAACCCATTTGCGGCAACAGGCCCAGACGGCCAACCCGGTATGTTTATTCGTAATGACGAAGGTAATCTTGTCCAAGTGCCGGGTTTGAGGCCGTATACCCCCCCCGGAACTAGCGTAAGAATAGATATGCCGAAACCGGACTCCGCTTTCTCAACCGCCTTTGGAACAGAATCGGCAAGGGCTGCAATGACAACTATTAACGCTGGCCGGGCCGCTCCTGGTATCATTGACAGCGCAGACAGGGTTATCAAAGTTCTTACGGACCCCAAAATTAAGCCCATTACTGGGTCTTTTGCAGAAACAAAACTGCTGGTTTCAAAGGCTTTGTATGGCGACACGCCAGAAGCGGCTGCTACGGAAAATCTCGTTGCAGACCTTGCTAGGTCTACACTCGACGCAATTCCGGCGTCTGGCCTTGGCGGCGGTCAAGGATTTACAGAGCGGGATAAGCAATTCCTAATTGACGCATCGGCTGGTCGCATTCAGCAAACCAAAGAAAATTTGTTAAGGATGGCGAAACTGAGAAAGACGGTTGGTTCGGCCAACATCAGAAACGCCAACAGGGTAATGAAACAAGTTTCTGGAATGCCCGGTTATGAAAATATGTCCGGCCTTTTGCAGCCTATTCCAGAAGGCCCTGCAATTGTCCAGCCGACACAAGACGCTGCCGCCGTAGCGTGGGCGCGTGCGAATCCCAAAGACCCGCGTTCTGCCGCAATACTTAAAGCTAATGAGGCCCCGTAATGGCAGATTTTGACCCCGATGCGTATTTGGCAGCAAAGACAAAAAGCTTTGACCCCGATGCGTATTTGGCAGAAAAAAACGCCAAAGTCCCGCCTAGCGGCGAAAAGCCAGCCAATTTTGGTCGCTTGGCCGCTACCACAGTCGGCGGCGTGTTGGGCGGCATTGCGGCTGCCCCGGCTGCGGGTCTGGCGTCCATTCCGACCATGGGCCTTGGCGGCATTGCCACTGAAGCTGCTGGCGTTGGTCTTGGTGCCGGTCTTGGCGGTCAGACATACGATTTCTTTGAAGAAATGCTGCGGGATAAAAAATCCGATAAAGATTCTCCGCCCAAGAGAAAAACGTTTCCTGAGGCGGCAGGGACTGCTGTTGCAGACGTTGCTGAAAACGCCCTGTTTGTACCTGCTGGTAGGGCAATAGGCGAAGTCGCTAGTCGCGCGGCCCCCTACGTCATGCCGTATGTGCGTCCTATCCTTGACGCCATTCCTGGCAGCAAAGCAAAAGCTAGGCGGCTTGCAGAAGCTCTTATCCAAAAGGCCAAGTTTGCGGGGGAAGAAACTTCTTATGGGGCTGAACAACAGGGAAAAACTGCTTTGGCTACTGCTACAGAAGCCCAAAGAAGGGCTGCTGTAGCAAAAATTATGAGCGAAGCCGCCGAAAGAGAAAAGGCTGCCGCCGCCGCTGCGGCCCAGCGCAGGGCAATACCAGCGCCGCAGAAACTCGCAATGCCGCCTGACGTTGCGCCATTGCCGCCAACCAGAATTGGGCAAGTCAGGGAGGCAAAGGCCGAAATTGGCAAGCCGGTGCAGATTGCGACTTCTAACGAGGAGCGTAATATAATTGCTCAACGCGCCAAAAATGATACTTTCTTGCGTCAAAGCAGAAATGCCATTGTGGCTGAAAATGAGGCCAAGGGTGCTAAAATAACTGCTACGCCTTCTTACCAGGCTATTGTCAAAAGAGCAGAGCCTATAGCAAATTGGGAAAGGTCTGGCGCAAGAAAGCCGGATAGTTCGATTGCGAAAACGTACAAAGAATTTCTCAGCAAAATTTCACCGGTAACTGTGGAACTAAAAACTGCGAAAGATGTCGCCATCGCTACCAAGAACGGCTTCAAGGTCAGGAATGAAGGCGATAAATTCTATCGTGACGTAGAGCCGACATTTGAAAATATTGACGAAGCCCGCAGATTTCTGGGAGACGTTTTTTCCGGCAAGAAAGCCTCTGAAGGATATGGCGCTCTTAAAGAAAAAGAACAAAAAGAGCTATATCGTTTGCTGAAAAACGTCGAGGAAGAATATGCTGGTGCGGCCCAGCCAAGGCTTCAGAGAAATTGGCGCGATGCTACGGCCAAATTGGAAGCGTTTAAAGAAGGCGTCGGCCCTAAGATTATTGAGACGGAATCTGAAAAGGTTGCCGAAGTTCTGTTTAAAGGCAGGGGCGCTGGCTCTTTTGACGATGCCGTTGCCGCGACTGGCAGCGAGCGCATCCCGCGCAAGGCACTGAGCGACCAGTTGGCTACAGACTTTGCCGACAAGGATTACAAGGGCGCTTTGGCGGTCTATAACAGCAAATACAAGCAAGTCTTGCAGAATCCAAAACTTGCCGCAGTAAAGCAGCGCGTTGAAAGGCATCTTAGAGAGTTAAACGACAACGAAATCCAAGGCATCAAGACCAAGAATCTTGTGCTGGAAGAAAACGCTGCCGCTAAATCTCGTTATCAGGCACTTAATAAGCAAGAAACGCAGCGCGTCCAAGAAGCCAAGGAA